CCAGGCGCCGCGCCAGTCGATCGCGCCGACGCCGAAGTCGAAGATCACCGAGACCTCGACGCCGTCCACGCCTTGGACATTGCCGGTGGTGACCTGCGGCCCCTCGGCACCATTGAGGTAGCCATAGACGTAGACGGGTGCGGCGAAGGGATCGGAGAACAGATACCAGCGGTTGGTGGGGATCAGCGGCTCGACCAGCGGCTGAACGAAGCCGGCATAGACGTTGGCGTTGCTGGTCTGCGTCGCCTGCACCGACACCGTAAGCTGCCGGGCCGCGAGTTCCTGGTTCGGTCCGACCAGCAGGCGCATCTGCGACCCCACCGCGATCGGCAGGCCGTCGAGGGTGCGCTGGCGCATGACCGCGGCACGCCCCAGCGCCAGGTTGGGCAGGTCGAGCGCGGTGCCGGCACCTGCCTTGTTGGCCCGCGTCGCGGCCGTGCCGAACACCGCGGCATTGCCGGTGGCCAGCGTCGGTCCATCGCCGTTCGCCGCATTGACCAAGGTATAGGCCGTGGCGTTCTCGAAGTCGGCCACGCGTCGGCCGATCATGCTGGCGAAGTCGGTGAAGGCGCCGAGATCGTCGTTCACCAGCATCTGTCGCGTGACCCGGATGCGCCGCGCGAAGGTCTGGAGGAACACGAGCTCCTGGCTTTCGGACATGGTGCCGGCCTGGATCTCGCCGTTTTCGGAGAGTGCTACGAGGTTGGGGAAGTCGCCGACGCGCAGGTGGCGGTGCGGCTTGAAGTCCCGGAAATCGCGGCGGAGGAACAGCGTGCGATAGGTCGGCTGCGCCGGCGCATAGGCCGCCAGCAGCATCTTGTTGGCCGCGGCCGAGAGCAGCGCGGGGAAGTCGCTGGTGGTGTGGAAGGCGCGCTCGGCGAGGATGGTCGGGTTGCGGGGGATGTTGCGCTCCCCGCGGGCGCGGAGCAGTTCGCCCATCATGTCGGAGGGGCGCCAGCCCATGAATTCGGCGTGGCGGCCGGCGCCGGGGCCCGTGCTGGGCGCCTGGTAGCCGGGCATGGAGCGAGCGGCGAGCGCCTCGGCCATGGCGTCCAGCAGGGCGGTGGGCTCGTCCTGACCAGAGCCCGTCTCCGGGCGCGCCGGCAGGCTGGGGCGGGCGCCCTGGGTGGAGAAGACCTCCCACATGCGGCCGCGCAGCACTTCGGGGGCGATGCGGTCGCGGATGGCGGCCTGGCGGAGTTCATCCAGGCGGGTGTCGGCCAGCAGCCCACGGCCGGAGGCGAGGACGGGCTCGTAGGTGGCGATGCGATCGACGGCGGCGCGTTCCGCCTCGGCGCGGATGGCGTCGAGATCGGGCGCGGGGGGCGCGGCGCGGGTGGGTTCGGGCGGGGTGGTGGTGCTCACGGGGATCTCCTGGGGCGGGGTGGCGGGCGGCGGGTCAGCCGGCGGTGCGGGCGTGGCGTCGGGCATACTGAGTTCCTCTGGTGGAAGGTCCGGCAGGGCGGGTTCGATGGCGGTGGCGGGAGCGCCCAGTGGCTCCTCGCCCCGCACGACGGCGGCAGCGTCCACCGGGACGGGCACGACGGAGATCTCGAAGGGCTCCCAATCCACCGCGCGATGGATGGTCTGACCGGTGGCGGCGTCGGGCCGCTGCTCGTAGCGGTGGACGCGGTAGCCGACGCTCACCGCGCGCAGCGTGCCATCGGCGATGCGCTGCCAGACCGGCTCGACATCCTCGGCGGCGGAGAATTGCAACGTGGCGTGGCCGCGCCCGGCCTCGAGGCGGGCAGCGATCACGCGGCCGAGCACATCGCGCGCACCGCCGCGTCGATGCGCATCCAGCACCGGGGCGCGGCCGGAGCGCAGCCCCTCCATCCGCACCGCGGAGGGCTGCATGTCGAGCTCCTCGGTGATCAGGCCGAGGGAGGGGACGAAGTTTCTCGCCCGTGCCCCGGTGCTCCACACCACCTCGACCGTGCGCGCGGCGCGATCGACGGTGACGGGGGCTTCGAGTGCGCGTTGGGCCACGATCGATTGCCCAGCGGTGGGCAGTCGATCGGGCAATGGCGTGGCCTCCGGCGCGGGGGTGCCCCCGCCCGGTTCGATAGGTTCGGTCATGCGGGGTTTCCGTTTGATGTGCCTGTCGCCGGACCTGCTGCTGTCAGTCCTTGAAGGCTTCCGAGACGTCAGGTTACTCCGTTTCGAATGGCGAGAGCGCGCCGGATGCAGATATCTCGTGCAGGCACGAGGCATTGCCGGTACGCCAAGCCAGCCGCTTGCATCAGGAGATTTTCTTCTCGGTCAGAGCCGTAGATAATAGGTTTTCGAACCCACTGTGGAACCACCGTTTCCTGCTTCAATTAGGAAATTCTTGACAATGTTCTAGTTTTGTTCTATACCGGCCATCAATCGGTCGAAAGGTGTGAGATGCCTGCGCCTATACGAATCAACGAGGCAGATTTGCGCCAGGCCATGCGCGAGCCCCGATATTGGCAAAGCGGGCACCCGGAGCGCCCTGCGTTCACAAGTTGGGTCACCGACGGCTTTCGCGGACTCTACCCGAGTGATTCTGCAAATCGTCAGTCTGTTTGGGTCAAAGAATACAAGAGGGAAGGCCATCTCGTCGCCGCGCACTGGCGCGGGGTGCCGGCGGGTTCCAATGGATCTAGTGGCGGTCAGACTGCGCCGGGGCAGGCCTCCCCAGCCGACAAGCCGGAACTTATCCAAGCAAACTCGCTGCGTAAGCTTTGGGACTTGTGGCGGCGATCCCCGCCCGATGGCCGAGGTTCCGGTGGTCCACGCCCGGGCGGTAAGCCGGGAACTGAGCCTGCCCCGCAGCGCCGAACCTGGCGCGGCCAGGATGGACGCGACCGGGTCGATGACATTCGCAACGATCCGGCTACCGAGCGTTTGCCGGATGCGCACAGCGCTCGGGTACCGCAATTTACCCGCCCCGGAGGCCTCGCGGGCAGGCAGCGCGATCTTGAGGGGCTCGAGACGGTTGGACCACCGGTACCGCGCGGCCCCGACGCGACCCAATATACGCTCGCAGATGGCCGCCTCGCCACGATGCGTCGGGCATCTCATGCTCGGAGCGGTGGCGAACCGACGCTCGAAATTGCCGAGCCGTTAGGTAACGGCCGTTTTAGTCCGGCGGATATCTTCCGCTATCCGCCTTCGCGATAGGAAATGAACCATGTCGAATCTTCCCACGTCCAAATCAAATCACGCTGCGACATTTGGCGACGCAATCGCCCATCTGTCGCAGGCCGGATCGACCAAAGAGCAGGAGGCACTACGCGAACTAGCATGGACGATGTTGGAAATCTGGACGCTTCCAGACGGCTATTCGCGGACGCGCTTCGCTAACGCTTGGCTCGGGGATCAAGGCTGGCAGGTCCAGATCGCGCCACAGCGAGAGATGTGGAAGCCGGATTGGGTCGCTGGCCTCGCCAAGGCAGCGGCGCGACGTGGGCAGGTCGAACTGCTTGGCACTGCTGTTGAGACAGGAGAGTTTCGTGATGCCGCAATTTGGCGTGTGCCGACCAATGCGGAGGATGTGAGCCGCTTCTTCGAATCCCATTACCCGGTTTTCAGCTTGCTCTTCCCGGCCGATAGAAGTTTTGCAGTGCATTGTGTGGGCGGTGAATTCGCCGTCTACGCTGGTCCTGAAGCCTTTTTGCGTGAAGCGCTGCCACCGGAGGCCATCGGCGCCCATGCGACTGCGGCGACGATCAACTACGTTGATCCAGAGTTGACAGAGGCTGACTACGCTGACTTCCTTGGTCCTTATCGTCTTTTCATGATCGAGTGAAACTGCTTCGGCACAGGAAAGCCATTGCGGCCCGTTGGCAGGAAGTCGATCGGGCGCAGCGGCGGGATCTGGCGCGAGGGTGCCCCCGCCCGGTTCGATCGGTTCTGTCATGCGGAAGGGTCCTGGGCTTAGGGCGCCGTAAAGCCCTGGAGGTTGGCGATCACCACCGCGCTGGCCGTCACCGCCTGGATGTTCAGCGCGGTGTTCGCGGTGGAGCGCAGCGGGGTCGGAAAGTCGATGTTGGTCGGCGCCAGATTGGCCGGCAGCAGCGCCCGCCAGACCGGCGTGGTGCCGTCGCGGATCTGAAACTCCGTCGCGGTGGCGCTGGCGTTCTGCAACTGCATCCCGGTCACGTAGCGGCGAATGCCGGCCCCGGCCGCGGCCTGCACCGCGGTGTCGCTGCCGGTGGCGATCCCGGCCAGCGGCCCGGCATAGGTCCAGTCCGCCTCGGGGATGGCATAGGGCTTGGTGACCAACGCGCCGATCAGCGTCGCCAGCAGATCGACGCCACGCGCCGTGGTGACCGCCACCGGGTTCGCGGCATAGCCTGTCGCGGCCAGTACCGGCACAGCGCCGGCGGTGTTGCGGGCCTGACCGCCGACCACGCTCAGCGCAGGGGCGGCGGCGCTCAGCACATTCACGCCGACGCCCTGGCCAGCGACGGCATTGGCGCGGCCGGCGGTGATGGCGGTGGTCAGCTCGGCATAGTCGGAGAGCGAGACGAATTGCAGCCGCAGATCGGTGCTGGTCGCAGGAGCCAGGTTGCGGCTGATCGTCGCCCAGCCGGTGTTCACATAGGCCCCGGTGAAGCTGGACCCGATCAGGTCAAAGTTGTTCGCGTCGATCACCGTGATGGCGAAGGTGCCGTTCGCGCCAGGCACGCCGGCGACATTGGCCACCGTCACGGAATCCGCACTCACATAGCCATGCGCGGCGCGGGTGATGCGCACTGCGCTGCTGCCATTGTTGGCCACTGCCGAGATGCCATGAAACACCTGCCGGTTCCGCACGCGGATGCGAAAGCGATACAGCGCGGCGGGGTCAGGCAGCTGCTGCTGGCGGGCGTAGGAATTGGCGCGCAGGCCGGTGCCGTCCAGCGCCCGGCCATGGAAGTAGCATTCGTCGCTGTTGGGCTCGAGCTCCAGCACGGACCAGCCGGCAGGCGCGGTGGTGGGGATCGTGACGCCCGAGGCCGTGCCGAGCCGCGGCGCGCCGTCGCTGCCGACCTCGTAATTGGCCAGGGTTGCGCTGATGCCATCGAGGCGCCAGGCGACGATGTTCCGCTCGTCGGGCAGGCCCGTCTCGGGCGTGATGCTGACCAGTTCCAGCCAGGCGGTCTGGCCGGTGATGCGCTGGCTGAGGCTGAGTGCCACCAGGACGCGCAGCGGCAGCATGAAGTTCTGGCGGCTGAGCAGGATGAGCTCGTCGTCCAGCGTGATGCCGGTGGAGATCTGCGCGGTGCCGTTGGCGATCGTGAGCGCCATACCGCTGCCGGTGGCGAGCACCTCCCACCGGGTGGGATTGATGGCGTCACCCGCGAAATTGTCGCGGAAACGCCGGCGCATGCTTTTGACCTTGAGCATGTCGTCGGCCCAGTCATAGCCGCCTGGGATCATGGGGGTGCTCCTGGATTGGGGTCGGCGCCTGCATCCGCGCGCGGCGATGCGGCGCCAGTGGCAGCGATCTCGATGGCGGCAAGCTGGGCCGCGTCCTGCGCAGCGCCGGATTTGGCGACGCGGCGCGGATCGGTGTCGAGCGAGATGCCTGCGTCGTCGAGCAGCACGTTTGCCTCGCGGATCATCTCGACCACCTGGCGGAAGTCATAGCCGAAGGCACCGACCGCCTCCGGCTGAGGCACAAACCCTGCACGCACCTGGGCGATCAGCGCCGTGGTGTCTTTCAAGGGGTCGATCATCTCGTGCGCCGGCGGGACGTGCGACATGCCGTCCGGCACATCTGCGCCCCAGACGCCGAGCAACGCGCCCTGAGCATGGAAGCGATCCGCGATGGGGCGCACCAGCATGGGGATCAGCATCCCGTACTGGATCTGCTCACAAAGGCGGCGGAACTCGATCTTGCCGGCGCGCAGACTGGAATAGTTCGCCTGGGAGAGGTCGCCGGCCACCTGGTCATAGGTCAGCCCTGTCCCGACTGCCGCCGCCTCCAGCGTGCGGCGCGCGAAGGCGGCGTGGCTGCCGCCGCCGGAGGGATTGATCACCTCCACCGATCCCATGCCGCGGCGATAGAGGATCATGCCCGGCTCGAAGCTTTCCACCGTGCGGCCCTGGGCATCGCGGAGCAGCCCCGACGCCGGGCCGGTCATGGTCTCGTCGCCATCCTCGGAGACGACCGCGGCCAGGCAGGCCTCAATCTTGGCTTTCATCAGCAGGGCGGCCTCGTAGTCGCCGAGATCGCGCAGTCGGCTCAGCACGGGCGCCAGCCAGGAGACGTCGCGCAGCTGGCCGGGGCGGCGCTTGCGGTAGATGTGCAGTACGTCGCGGGCCGCCACTGCCTCACTGGTGAGCCTGCCACCGGAGGGAAGCAGCCAGGAAGCACCAGGATGGACGCGATGCAGCCAATAGGCAGCCGGGGCACCAGCATCGCCGAGGGCGATGCCCTGCAGTGTGGGCAGGCCCTCGATCATGCCTGAGCGTGCGGTGTCGAGATGATCGCTTTCCAGCACCTGCAGCCGCAGGCCGATCGGGTTGGCTGGCGTAATGTTGG